CCCGGTTGTCTGAGATCGTTCGAAATACGACGAACTCAGCTGCATGTAGCTTATATGCAGTGGTGTGGGATGCGGTGTAAAACCGTCTTAAGCTCTAAGTCTTAACATGAGCCCCACATTTAAATTAAACTCAACCGATGGGTTGAGACTGGGAATTCTTCCCGGTGTCATACCCTTCTGATATAGGAGGTGTCATGACACGTCATACAGAGCAGCCCGCGTACTTTACGTGGGGTCCGAATGCTATTCTTGGAACCTTCCAACATAGTAGTACTTTGACAGATCTGCAGTCTCTTGATCAAACGAAAGCGAAAGCGCAAGCTTTTGTAGATTCAATGATCGGGCAGGCAAAGACCTATGCGTATGAAGGAGTTAATTCGTTTCTGACTCAGTCAGATGTAGTCGTCAATAAAATTGACGATTTGGGGTGGCGAAAGCCGTCTCCTTACACTGCCAGTTGGCAGAATGGGTTAATAATAGTTCGTCCTGACAACCTGAGTTACATTGGGGTGTCTAATAGGTACGTATCGATTGGAAAACATCGGCGTGCCTATTCAGCGAAGACGTATCGGGGTGATCTTGCGATCGTCCCTCCGCTTCCTGAGGACAGTAGCTGGCCTGGTTTCACTTACAGTGCCAATACTGAAAACGAACTTTTGGCACGTGCTCTTGGGCAAGCAAAAGACCAGGTCTTCGACTTGGCCCTAGCTACCTTAGAGGCCCGCGAGAGTTTCGCGAGCGTGGGATCAGTTCTCAAGAAATTGAGAGCCGTATTCCAGGCAATTGCCAAGAAGGATATATCCGTTCTCCAGAAGGAGTTCGGGTTTAAAACGAAGCACTACAACTCGAAAACACGGACGTACACCAAAGATGCAGGCAGCCTCTGGCTAGAAGCTCTTTATGGTGTTATGCCGATAATCCTCGACCTATATGGAATCTGCGAGTTAATCTCAAAAGATCTCAGGGAGAAGGATTTTCTTCTTGTTGCTCGTGCAAAATCAACAGCCTCAAAAGAGGTTGGAGACAGCTATGCACATCCCGTAGGGCTCACAAATGGTTACAACCACGTGTGGTCCGGGCAGTACGACGTGACTCAAAAAGTTGCGTTATGGTACGTCCTTAAGGGTAGTGAGCTTAATCTCGCAGCCAGCCTTGGATTGACAAATCCTTTGCTCTGGGTGTGGGAGAAAACCACTCTTTCGTTTGTGGTAGACTGGTTGATCCCCATAGGGGATGTGATCAGTAGTTTGGATGCCGATCTCGGTTTCCAGTTTAAGGGAGGTGCGCATACGTTTCACAGTAGCTTTAGAGCTTTCTGCACGTATCGTGATTTCCCTGAACAGTTGCAGATCAACGGCAAGCCCACTGAGTTTTCGAGTGGGGATGAGCTGAAGACGAGTAACGTGGTAGACTCGGGTTTCCTAAACCGGAAAGTCTATCTTGTGTCACCCAAACCGTCCTTGTTTGTCAAGGATCCCTTCTCTGTTGCTCACGTCGTTACGACGATCGCATTAATAGCTGGGAAAACCAGTTTGCGAAAGCAATTAAGATAACTTAATAAAGGAACATGGCAAAATGCCTAATCGTGCCCCTATAAGCATCACCTACGGTGATTCTCAAACAGCTACTTTCGACCCTACTGGGGTTGACTCCAACGGTATTAGTACCTTTCGCGACCGTTCTGTCACAACTCTGTCTAAGCAGCCGACTTTGTCGGTTGGTCTGGACGAGCCAAAAGCAGGCGGTCGTAAAACTGTTAAGTACACAATGAAGCTCACTGAGCCAGTTGAAGTCACTGACGCAGCAGGTACTGTTACAGTCGAGAACGATCTTGCGAAACTTGAGATCGTAACTGGTGGAACAGGTGATGAAGCCCGTCGTCAGCGTATTCGAGAGCGTCTATTGGCCTTGGCCGATACCGTACTCCTCGCTGATGTGGCTGACAGCCCTGAGAATATGTGGTAAAACACATGCTCAGTGGTAAGAAACTACCTAAACCATCAAACTCAGTTTGGAGAAACAGCAAATGGCCCAGCCAACTGCTCAAAAGTTGCTTCCTCTTGGTAAAGCGATCCTTAGATCGCTCGCAAGTCCAGTTGCTCTTAAAGTGCTTAATGCGCTCGAAGAAGATCACAACCGGTTCCTCAGCATTAGTTTTGACCCTCACGGGTATACTTCTGCTTTGGACTTCGGACGGGATTACGCAGCAATCAACCTCCTTGCTAAATGGGATGGTTGGGGATTTGACCTTGATCCGACCGCAGAGGCTTTAAAAACCTTTGTTGAAGGAGAGGCACGGAATAAGTCGATTAACCGTAATGGTTATGACCCCCGATGGAGTAGCAAATATGTTCAGGGCTGTACTTTAAGTACAAGCTATGAAGCGGTCATGTCGACTGCTCAGCGTTTAATCTCTGACATGTTGCCCACTTTCTCATGGGATCTGATTTATCCGTTGTTTGGTTTCAGTGGTGGCGCATCAACGCGCATGCCACGTCGTTTCGGCGATCCGTCCTTTAAATTTGAGGGACAACCAGAAGTAACACAACGTGCTAGGGTTCTCGCGCTCTGCGACATATGGTCATCTCCCCTGTGGAGAGAAGCTATGCAACTAGAGTTTGGGAATGATCCCGACAACTGGTTGGTCGTGGTGCCGGGTTCCCGGCTTGACCTCGTTGACAAGAACGCAAAAACAAAACGGGTTATAAACATTGAACCCGAGATGAATATGCGTTATCAAAAAGGCATCGGTCGATTTTTGAGACGTGCACTCCGCAAGGAAGGCATTAATCTCAATAGTCAGCAGCGTAACCAAGACATGGCCTTGATTGGATCCATTGATGGAAGCCTTGCTACAATCGATTTAAAGAATGCATCCGGGAGTATTTCTAACCGGGTGATTCGTGACCTTTTTCCCACTGATTGGACTGACGCTATGGACCTAGTCCGTAGTCACGGTTGCCATCTTCCAGATGGTTCGTGGCATGAGTTTGAGATGTGGTCTTCCATGGGCAACGGTTTTACGTTTGAGCTGGAAAGCCTGCTATTTTGGGCCCTGGCAAAAGCGACCCGTTTAGTCCGTGGTTGCAACGATAAACGTCTGTCAGTATACGGTGATGACATCATCGTACCAACAAGTTTGGCTGAGCCTCTTATCGGAGTCCTCGGTTACTGTGGTTTTGAAACGAATGTCCAAAAGACGTTCTATTACGGAGCCTTCCGGGAGAGTTGTGGAAAACACTACTTTCTTGGGCATGACGTAACACCAATCTACATGAAATCGCTGGCCGCAACGTCTCTCGACGGTTGCTTAGTAGCCAATTCCTACGCGGATTGGTGCACAAGGCTTCCTGCCTTTGCCAGTAATGAAGTGTATAATTACCTCATCGTGAAAGCGACACAGTTTGATGGACCTAGACCCGGGATGATTCCCGACGGCTATGGTTTGAAGGCTGGCATTATCGCTACTTGGGACAATGCGAGGCCGTGGACAACGAGTAATCGTTGTTCTCTGCCCTTGCAGTATTGTTTCCGTACACTCAGCTTCACAGCTGTGGAAGCGGAACAACCCGAGCATGGACGTTATCTATCGGTGCTGGAATCTCCTAGTTATTTAGAGGAGCCAAATCCGCATGAGCGTAAATTGG